GCCAACCACACCGCCGCCATCCACGTCCTCAAGTCCAAGCTGCGGCTGACGGACGACGACTACCGCGTGCTGCTCAGGGGCCTGACCCTCAAGTCCTCTAGCCGTGACATGACGGACGCCGAGCGCCAGAAGGTGCGCGACCACCTGCAGGGCCTGGCCGAGCGCGCGGGCCTGGTGAGGCCCACGGCGCGCCGGCCCCTGCCTGCCACGCGCTTTGCCCAGGCCAAGGCCGCCGCCAGCCCGAAGGAGCGCAAGGTGTGGGCGCTGTGGCACCAGCTGGGGCGCGACGGCCTGGTGCGCGACACCAGCCCGCAGGCGCTGAATGCCTGGGTGCACCGCCAGGTGGGCGTGTCTGCCATGCAGTTCTGCACCGGCGCCCAGCTCGACACGCTGATCGAGGCCCTCAAGGCCTGGCAGGAAAGGGGTTGACCATGTTGGAATTCGACCGCAAAGACCTGACTGAGATGCGGCCCGAAGAACTGGCCCCGCTGGAGGCCCTGATGGCGCCCGAGTGGCCCGACACCTGGCGTGAGCTGGCCACCAGCCTGTTTGTCACCCTGCTGTCGGCGCCCGGGGCCGGCCAGGTGGCGCCCAGCGCGCTGGCCCAGCTTGCGGTGGTGCTCACCATGGGTATTGCGCAGGACATGGGCGGCACGCAGCCTTACATTGCAGTGGGCGCCGACGTCATGTCCAGCGCCCGCGTGCGCCGCGTGGTGGATCTGCTGGCCCAGCAGCTCAGCTACAAGCAGGTGGCCGACGCCACCTGCCTCACGGAATCCCGGGTGCGCCACATCGAACGCGCCTGGCGCCGTGAGCAGATCGCCGCACGCCAGGGCAGGCTACCGCTAGACTGACGACCACGCCCCCGAAGCGTTCCACCACCAGGCCCCGCCACAGCGATGTGTGCGGGGCCTTTTGCTTTCAATAAGTGGCGCGCGCCATTGGGCGTGCGGGCCTGCATCGCGCGACAGTGCAGCCCATGCCCACCGCAAAGCCCGCCACCAAACCCCAGCCGACGCTGCCCGCCAGCATCGAAGTATTCCGCGCCGGTCGTCACATGGACGACGCGGGTGTGGCGCACAGCTTTTCCGAGGCCGACCTGGACGGCATGGCCACCAGCTACAACCCGGCGCTGCGCGAAGCCCCGCTGACGGTCGGCCACCCCAAGGACAACCTGCCGGCCTATGGCTGGGTCAAGGCGGTGACCCGCACGCCAACCGGCGCGCTGTCCATCACGCCCCACCAGGTCGAGCCCCAGTTTGCCGAGATGGTCGAGGCCGGCCGCTTCAAGAAGCGCAGCGCCAGCTTTTACCCACCCCACGCACCCAACAACCCCACGCCGGGCAAGTGGTACTTGCGGCATGTGGCGTTCCTGGGTGCGCAGCCCCCCGCGATCGCTGGCCTCAAGGACATCCAGTTTTCTGAAGACGACGCAGGCGGCGCCGTCTCCTTTTCCGAATCCGTATCCGCCGAACCGTCAACACAGGAGCCCGACGACATGAGCAAAGAACTGCAAGCCCAGCTGGATGAGGCGAACGCCAAGCTGGCCACCGAGAAGGCGGCGCGTGAGAAGGCCGACGCCGATGCGGCTGCGGCCAAGAAGAAGGCCGACGACGCCGAAGCCAAGAGCGCCTCCTTTGCCGAGAAGGCCCGTGCTGACCGCAAGGCCGGCTTCGTGTCTTTCGCCGAAGCCCAGGTACAGACCGGCAAGCTGCTGCCCAAGGACAAGGACATGGCTGTGGCCACGCTCGAAGCCCTGGCCGACGCCCAACCCGTGGAGTTCTCCGAAGGCCAGGGTTCGGATGCCACCACCCGCAAGGTCAGCCCGGCGCAGTGGCTGCAAGACCTGATCGCCAACGCCCCCGCTTCCGTCAGCTTCGGCGAGTTCGCGCCCGCTGGCGGCGCCCAGGTCCAGGCCGGCGCCGCCAAGGGCAAGTCGGACGCCGAGATCGACAAGGCCGCCACGGCCTACATGCGCCAGCACAAGGTGGACTACGCCGAAGCGCTGGGTGCTGTGACAGCCAGCTTCTCCAGCTGATCCGCCCCTTTATCCACCCCACCAGGAACTGACCACCATGGCCATGACCGCTGCCGAAATCCGGCTCAAGCAAAACCCCATCCTGACCAAGCTGCTGCTCGGCCTGGGCCAGGGCACCTACGTTGCTGAAAAGCTCTTCCCCCGCTTGCCTCAAGCCCTGTCCAGCGTCACGCTGGCGCAGCTGGGCGACGAACGCCTGCGCCGCTACAACCTGCGCCGCGCGCCGGGCGCGCCCACCAAGCGCATCAACATCAAGTACGACGGCAAGACCTATGCGGTCGACCAGTACTCTGTGGAAGTGCCGCTGCCGCGTGAGCTGCTGCGCGAGGCAGACCAGAGCCGCGCGCTCAACGTGGGCAACTACCTGGACATCAGCCGCATCGCCATGGCCACCGCCAATGACGTGCTGGGGCTGGACTATGAGATCGAAGTGGCAAGCCTGGCCACCACGGCGGGCACCTACGCGGCAGGCCACGTGCTGGCCCTGGCAGGCGCTACGAAGTGGAGTGCCGTCACGGGCACCCCGGTGACCGACATCAACGCTGCGGCGGACGTGATCCGCAAGAAGATCGGCAAGCGCCCCAACCGCCTCACCCTGAGTGCCGATGCATTCAGTGCACTGCGTACCAATGCCGAGGTGAAGGGCTACCTGCCTAGCACCAACCTCGGCCCGGCCACTATCGACCAGCTCAAGACCATCTTGAACGTGGCCGAGATCGTGGTGGGCGACGCGGTGTGGATCGACGAGACCGACACCGGCCGCGACGTGTGGGGCAACAACGCCATCCTGGCCTATGTGCCCACCATTGGTGGCGGTGGCAGCGCCGACATCAGCCTGGCCGAACCTGGCTTCGGCTTCACCAATGTGCTGGAAGGCCACCCCTTCAGCGAAACGCCGTACTTCGACAACGGCAGCAAGAGCTGGGTCTATGGCGCCACCTACGAGCGCCGCCCCAACGTGGCCTACAACACCGCTGCCTTCCTGTTCACCAACCCGAAATAACACCCTGAAGCGAGCTGGCCGCAAGGCCTGGTTGAGCAGAACCCCCGGGGGCCTCCGTGCCTCCGGGCCTTCACCAAACACCACCACCCGAGGAAGCACATGAGCAAAACCCTGATCGCCCTGGTCGCCACCGCCGTCATGGTCGATGGCGTGCGCACCATCATCCAGCCCGGCGAAAAACTCCCCGAGCTGAGCCCGCACGATGCACGCGAGCTGCAGCAGTCCGGCGCGGCCGAGAACCCGGCTGACACCGCCGCCCTGGCCAAGGCCGATGCGCGCGCCCAAGCCGCTGCCGCACAAGAGTTTGAAGACGCCCGCCAGCGTGCGTTGCAGTCGCAGGCATCTACCGCAGCCACCGAGGCAGAGGCCGACACCGACGCCGCCAAGGCCCCCACCAAAACCACGGCGAAGAAGTAAGCGCTGCACCCGCCAGCACCCGTAACCACTGGAGCACAACATGCCCTCTCAGAACAACACCGGTCGCCAGTTCGACAAGACGCACGCCGTGACCATCGTGGCCACGGCCGCGCTGGCGGCCTGCCGCTTCGCAGCCTATGACGGTGGCTACCCCACCATCGCGGGCGGCGCCAAGGACGTCCAGGGCGTCACCGAGAACGCCGCCGAAATCGGCGATGCCGTCAGCCTGACCACCGGCTACAGCGCCCTGGTCGAAGCTGGCGAAGCCATCGCCTTCGGCGTCCTGGTCAAGACCGACGCCACCGGCCGCGCCGTCGCCGGCACCGCGGCTGACCATTGCGGCCGCGCGCTGGGCGCCAGCACCGCCGCTGGCCAGCTGATCGAAGTCCAGCTCTACAAGCACGTTCACGCTTGATAGGCAGTAGCCCACCGCCATGCACTACGCCACCGTCCAGGACATGATCGACCGCTTCGGCGAGCGGGAGCTGATCCAGCTCACCGACCCCGAGATCGTCGCCGTGCAGGCCGCCCGTGCCGAGCGCGCCCTGGGCGACGCCCAGGCCCTGGTGGACAGCTACGTGGGCCGGGTGTACCGCCTGCCCCTGGCCGGCTGTGCCAAGCCTGCGCCGGTGCCTGGTGACCCGGGTGCCGTGCAGATGGTGCCGCCGACCCAGCTCACCCGTGTGACCTGTGACCTGGCGCGCTACTACCTATACGACGACATCGCCCCAGAGCATGAGGTGTACCTCCGCTACAAAGCCGCCGAGCGCGAACTGCTGCAGATCGCCGAAGGCAAGGCCGTGCTGACCTGCTCGTGGGGCGGCGTGCCGGGCCTGCTGGTCGCGGGCGATGCCCCCGGCGATGCCGAGGTGCTGTACGGGTTCAGCGCGCGCCAGATCACCGACGACAGCACCCGGGGCTACGCATGAGTACCCAGGGGCTGACCGTTGACCAGGCCAACAATTTCTTGGCGCTGGAGCCCTACCTGGTGGCGCTGCTGCGCCAGGCCGTGGCGGGGCTGAGCCCTGCCGTGCATGTCTTCACCGCCGCCGACCTGGCCGATGTGAAGCAGGGTACCCAGAAGACGCCCGCCGTGCACCTGGTGTATGGCGGCTACCGCATCAGCGGCGACAACGGCACCAGCTGGGAGCTGGAGCACACCTGGCTGGCCGTGGTGGCAGTGCGCAACGTGGCCGAGGTCCGCAGCGGCAAGGCCGCACGCCAGGACGCTGGGCTGCTGGTGTCCCGGGTGATGTTCGCCCTGGCCGGCGCCCGCGTCACGGGTGCCGTGCGGCCCTTGGCCCTGATCTCACCGCCGTCTGCTGGCTACTCCGGTGGCCACCAGTACATCCCCTCGGCCTTCAAGGCCACAACTGTGTTTCGCAAACCGCAATAGCAATAGGAGCGCCCATGTCTTCCACCCAAGTTATCTCCAAGGTCTACCGTCCCTCCATGAATGTGGGCCAGCTGTATGCCCGGCCCTACGGTTCTGTCGCCGCACCCATGCCCGTAGGCAACGTGCTGGAGCTGAGCCTGGACACCACCGAAGACGTGGAAACCCAGCCCAACATGACGGTGTTGGGTGGCGGTGTGTATGCCGAGGTTCGCCGCGTCAAGGACGTGAAAATCAAGATCAAGCTGGCCGACCTGAGCGTCATCAACCTGGCCCGCAGCACCCTGGGCACCGTGGCCGGGGTGGAGGCAGGCGTCGTGGCCGACGAGCCGCGCACCGCCACTCTGGGTGGCCTGATCCGCCTGACGCACCTTGCCCCCACGGGGTTGACCCTGAAGAAGGGCGCAACCCTTGCCGGCGCTACGCCTGTGGCCGCCGCTGGCAACTTTGAAGTGCGACCCGAGGGCATCTACGTGCTGCCCAATGCTGTGGATTTGACCGGCTCCGACCTGCTGTGGGCAAGCTACAGCTATGGCGACTACGCCGTGGTCGAAGCCCTGACCACCAAGGCCACCGAGCTGGAGCTGACCTTTGGCGGCCTGAACGAAGCCGATGGCGGCAACGCGGTGCTGGTCGAAATCTGGCGCGCCAGCCAGGGCATCACCAAGAGCCTGGCACTGCTGGCGTCCAAGGGCCTTGGCTCGCTGGACGTGGAAGGCACTGTGCAGATGGACCCGACCAAGACCGGCGTGGGCATCAGCAAGTACTACCGCACCTCCATGGTTTAAACCTGGCACAGGAATCCTTGTGCCATGGTGAAACCCGTTGAAATCCTCATCAAGGCCAAGGAAGAAGCGAGCGGCGTATTTGACTCGCTGAAATCGAAGGTCGCGGCGGTCGGCGTGGCCATCGCGGGCTACTTCGGCATCCGCGCCTTCGGGGGCGTCATCAACGACGCGGCCGACCTCGAAGCGGCCATGTCCCGCGTGCAGGCTGCTACAGACGCCACGACCGAGGAAATGGTGGCGCTGCGCAAGGCCGCAGACGATGCGGGCGCCAACACCAAATACACCAGCGTACAGGCCGCTGGTGCCCTGGAGAATCTGGCCAAGGCGGGCCTGAGCGCAAAAGACTCCATTGCGGCCCTGCCGGCCGTGCTGGCGCTGGCCCAGGCTGGTGATATCGACCTGGGCCGGTCCAGCGAGTATGTGACCAAAGCCGTCATGGGCATGGGCCTGGCGTTCACCGACGCCGGCCGGGTGGCCGACGTGCTGGCCAAGGGCGCGAACGCCTCCAACACAAGCGTGGAGGGCCTGGCTCAGGCCCTGTCGTATGCCGCACCGGTGGCCCACAGCCTGGGCCTGTCGCTGGAAACGACTGTTGCCATCATCGGCAAGTTTGCCGACGCTGGTATTGACGCCAGCCGGGCCGGTACCGCGCTCAACAGCATCCTGAGCCAGTTCAGCGACCCTGCCAGCAAGTTCCGGGAAGAGCTGGGCAACGCCGGCATCACCACCAATAACTTCGAGACGGCCCTGCGCCAGCTGGCGGCTGCTGGCCCGCGCGGCCAGAAGGCCATCCTGGCCGTGGGCCAGGAAGCCGGCCCAGCCCTGCGTGCGCTGCTGGGCCAGGGCATCGGCGCGCTGGACGATCTGAAGAAGAAGCTGGACGACTCGGCCGGCAGCGCCGCCGCCACCGGCGCGGTGATGGAGAACAACCTGAAGGGCTCGCTGAACGGGCTCTCCAGTGCATGGGACACGGTCAAGACCACCCTGGGCACACCCGTGTTGCCCGTGCTGCGCCAAGGGGTGGACCAACTGGCGGGCGCGCTGCGCACCGCAGTCACCGACGGCACCATCGGCAAGTTCGGCGACGCCATCGCCACCGCGTTCAGCTCGGGCATCAAGTGGGCGCGCGACTTCCTGTCGGCCATCGACTTCAACAAGCTGGGCGCAGACCTGCGCGCCTTTGCCGACCGCTCGGGCGAAGTGTTCAAGGAAGTGGGCGAATACGCCACGGCCGCAGGCGCTACCGCGCAAACAGCCTATGGCGTCATGTCGGCAGGCGCCAACGGCGTGCTGGCTGTGATTTACAAGATCGGCGAGGTGTTCGCCGACATGGCGAGCGAGATTCAGGGCGGCGTGGCCAACATCCTGGACGGCCTGGCAAAGATCACCTTCGGGGGCGTCAGCGCCAGTTTCAAGGCCGCTGCCGATGACATGCGGCTCTCGGCCGAGGCCACCCTTGCAGCAGGCCAGGCGCTGGGCGAGAAGTCCGCCGAAGCCCTCGGCCGCATGGCCGAGGGAGCGCAGACGGCCCGCGCCGGGTGGGCTGCACTGACCAAGGCGGTGGAAGACGGCAAGCCTGCCGCAGACGCATCATCCGCCGCCATCGCGCAGATGGCCGCGCAGATCGAGGCCGCTGGGCAGAAGACCACCGAGGCGGCCAAGGCCACGGATGCCGCCCGCAAAGCCACCGATGACAAACGGACGGCGGACACGGCGGCAGCGGCGGCTGTCCAGCAGCTGCGGGATGAGTACACCCAATTGGTGGCCGGGGGCAGCATCCAGGCGGCAGCTGAGAAGCTGCAGCAGATCAACAAGGCATTGCAGGGCACTCCCCCCGCCGCGAAAGACGCTGCCAAGGCGGCGGAAGAAGCCGCGCTCAAAGTGATCACGGCATACAGTCAGCTGGGTATCACCAGCCAGGCCGAGCTCAAGCAATTGGCCGCCAACGCCAAAGCCAACTTTGAGACGATCAAAGCCAGCGGCACCGCCAGCGCGATGGACATTCAAAACGCCTTCACGGTGATGGCCCAGAAAGCTTTGGATGCCGCAGGACCCGTGGGCAGCGTGGGGCGACAGCTGGCGCAATCTGCGCTGGAGGCGCAGGCGGCAGCGAACGGTCTGGCCGTCACGTTCGACGAGACGGGCAAGGTCATCGTCAGCGCCATGAATGCAGGGGCAGCCGCCACCGGCAACCTCAAAACCGGCGTGGACAACGTCAACACCAGCCTGCGCACGCAGATTGACCTGCGCAACAAGCTCAACACCATGCGCACCGGGTCTGCACCCGCCGCGCCCCCGCCGCCAAAGACCAGCGATGGCTTTGAGACCAACAAGGACGGTAGTGCGAAGGGGACTTTCACCAACAACCTGGACGTGTCCGCCGCGTTCGACCTGGTCAACAAGGCCAAGGCCAACCGGCTCACCGCTGCCGACCTGGCAGAAGCGAAAGCCGCCTTTGAGCAGGCCCAAGGTGCTTACGACTACATGGAAAAGATGGGCCGGTTTAACCCGGGCGGGCAATCGCATGAGTTTGTGCAATCAACCACGGCGCTGTACAACGGCGCTAGGTCTGCATACGAAAAAGTGCAGGCCATGGTGGACGCAGAAACCAAGGCGGCGGCAAAAGCCGCTGCGGCCGAGGCCAAAAAGGCCGCCGCAGACCAGGCCAAAAAGGCCGCCGCAGACCAGGCCAAGGCGGGTGCGGAGTCTTCTGCGCGCACATCGGAGTTGAGTGGGCAAGACGCTGAAACTGCCCGCAAATCAAGTCAGTCAAGCGCCAGCACCAGTTACACGGTCAACATCACGCTCAATGGCCGGTCCTCCACCATCAAGACCGCCACCGCCGCCGACGCCGCCGACCTCAAAGACCTGCTGCAGCAGCTGGCCGACGCAGCATCCAGGAGCTGACATGTCCATCACCCTGACCCACGCCGGCACCACGCTGGCGCTGTCCGACCGCCTGGCCTGGACCGATGAATTCGCCTGGAGCCCTGTGGAGCAGTCCACTGAGTACTCCACCACGGGGGCGCTGATGGTGCACGTGGCCACCAAGCAGGCCGGCCGGCCGATCACGCTGGAAGGCAAGGAGACCGCCACCTGGATCTCGCGCGCCACGTGCGTGGCCTTGGAGGCCTGGGTCAAGTTGCCCGGTGCCGAGTTCGAGCTGGTGCTGCGCGGCGTGCCGCGTGTCGTGATGTTCGACCAGGCGCGCACTGGCTTCGACGCCACGCCGCTGTGGCGCATCGCCGACGGCGAAGAGACGCCCGAGCAGATCTTCCTCCCCACTTTCCGATTCTTGGAGCTTTGACCCATGGCCATTCAATCAGGCGACATCAAGCTGCTGGCCAGCAAGGTGATGGACGACGTGCCCGAGGGCGGCGGCGGTCCCACCAGCATCGTTATCCCAGACGGTGCCAGTAATAGCATCTTCCGTGACACCTCGGAAGCCGATCGCACCTTTGGTGCCGTCCACATGCGCCAGGTGCACCCCAGCATCGTGACGCCCGACACCGAGGCCTACGACGGCGCCAACATGATCGTGGCCCGTCCACCGCGAGATCCACGTGTGTCTGTGGCGCTCTTCTACACAGGGGAATCGTTCGATACCCGCGCGCAGGCGCAAGCCCGCCTGGAGGCGTACCAGTACCAGGGCGCGGCCTATGCTGGCATCTTGATGGGCAACCATATCCAGGGCATGAGCAACCTGACGCTGTACCAGCGTTCGACCACCACGCCCGTGTATGGCGAGACGCTGGTGCTGATCAAGCGCGAAGGCCAGCCCGATGAGGTGATCCAGTACGTGCGGGTGACCGACGTGTCGGTGGTGCAGCGCACCTTTGAAGATGCCAGCGGCGAGTTTCAGCGCTACCAGGTCACGCTCAGCCTGGCCGAGCCGCTGCGCAGCGACTTCCCCGGCTTCGACGTCCAGCGGTACGACTTCACCAGCGCGGACCTGAGCTTCAAAACCCGCGTGGCCACCACGATCGTGGCCAATGCCGCGAAGTACTACGGCGTGCAGCCCCTGCAGATCGCCGCCGCCCTGGGTTCATTCACCGTCAAGGCCCAATCGGCATATGCCCAGCTGGTGCCCAGCAGCCAGATTGAAGTGCCGATCGCTGACGCACGCAGCAACCAGCAATCCGCTGGCCTGGTGCCTGCCGGTGGCGTGGTTACCCACACCTCGGGCGCGGCATTCGGCCCGACTTCGGCGCTGTTCATCGGTGGCGCCATCCTCCCTGGCAGCTTGTCCCTGGTCCGCTCGGGTGTGAGCCTGCAGGACAGCGAGGGCAAGCTGCTCAACGGCGGCGTGGAAGTGGGCTCGGTGGACTACGAAAACGGTATTTGCACGCTGTTCGTCGCTGTCTTTGGTGCGGATGTGTCGCCCCTGGTGGCCACCTATGTTCCTGCGGCCGTGCCCGCTGCCGTGTCCAGGTCCAAGGGCTTTGCCGTCACGGCGGCCAATCGCACGTTGGCCTATGCGCGCACCCTGGACGTGGTGCCCACCCACGGCTCCCTGCAGATCAGCTACATGGCGGGCGGGCGCTGGTACACCCTGCGTGACAAGGGCACCGGGGAGCTGCGCGGCGCAGATACGGCGATGGGTTCGGGCATGCTCAACCGCAACACCGGCACCGTGGCATTCACCCTGGGTGCATTGCCCGACGTGGGCAGCGCCATCATCTGGCAGTGGGTGGAGCCCGTCGCGGCCAAAGACAACGAGCTGCTGCAGCTCGACAACAACGGCAAGTTGTACTGGCCGATCAACTCGGCCGGCGTGGTGTCGGTCGAGGCGGGCGGCACGGCCTGGATGCCTGGAACACTGACTTTCACGTGGACTGTTGGCGCCATTACGCACACCGCTACCGACGATGGCAACGGCGGCATCATCGGTGAGGCCACCGGCACCGTGTACTACGCCCGGGGCGTGGCGAAGTTGTCGCCCAACGTGCTGCCGCCCAAGGGCACCACGGTGCACGTCACGGTCAATTCGGTAGTCAAGTCCGCCAGCACCCCCACGCTCACGCCTGCAGGCGCGGCACTGGTGGGCAACATTGGTGCGACAGACATCGTGCCAGGCACGGTGCAGCTCACGGTGCAGGGGCAGCTGAATTTCCAGTACTCCGGTACCGGCGGTGGTCCGATGTGGCTCCCCTGGGGCGGATCACGCGGCTTTGTGCTGCAAGACAACGGCAGCGGCGGGCTGCGGTTGATGCTGGGAGCCACCACGCTGGCATTCGGGACGATCAACTACGCCACCGGGGCGTTTTCGATCACGGCGAGCACGCCGATCAGCGGCGCCCAGGCGACGCCCATGGTGGGTTTTGACAACCCCTACATCTACTCGCCATCCGAATTCCCCCTCTACCTCGGAGCTTAACGATGACCACCAACGTTCGTCTAACGCCTACTTTCAGCCCTATCCGGCCGGTGCCACTGAGCGAGGTGCTGCACCAGCTAACCTTTGCCTTGGACTTCTCAGGCGCTGGCTCTGTGGCGGCCAGCTTCTCTGCAGCGGCGCCCGTGGCCGCGCCCGTGTCGGCCGACATGGACACCCTGCAGGCCCGCGTCGACCTGGCCAACAACTATGTCCTGTCTGGCGTGAGCTTCGAGGTGTCCGGCGAGCGCCATGTGATGAAGGCCAACGGGGATCTGCAGAAGGGGCTTTCGCCCACGACGGGCAGCGGCACCAAGGTGGGCGAGGTCTTCCCATCGCTGGGCAGTCTCATGCTTTCGCAATGGCAGCCAGGCGCAGCGCCCACCATCGACCACTGGCGCGGCGTGGCTGGTGCCCCCGTGGGTGGTCTGGAGACGCCATTCGTGTCCCTGGGTGTGACCTTCCGTATTGCCACGGCACCTGTGCGGGCGGGCAGCTTCTCCATCCTGGGTGTCCTGCAGGATGGAACCACCTTCAACGTCGGCGCAGATGCGTCGGGCTTCATCAGCACGACCCGCATCAAGGGTGTGGTGAACTACAACACCGGCGTGGTGAACGTTTTCGCGGTGACCCCTACGGCACCGCCAGGCACACCGATGCTGGATCTGTCTTTCCTGGGTATCCCAGGCGTGGGCGAGGTCTATATCGACCTGCTGCGCGAGGATTCGCTGCGCTACAACGCCACCAGCTACACGTATCTGCCGATGGATGCCGAGCTGACCGGCGTCGATGGCGTGCGCCTGCCCAGCGACGGCCGCGTGCCTATCTACCTCAAGGGCGAGGCGGTGGTGGTGTGGCATGCGAAGGAATCCGACGAGTTCGTGGCCTCGAACGGCATGGTTTTTGACTGTGCCCGCACCCGGCTTTCCCGGGCACGGGTGCGGGATGCCGATCGCAAGGTGCTGCACTCCGGCTACGAAGTGGATCTGGAAGCCGGCAAGCTGAATTTCGTCGATGTATCGAGCTGGGCCCAGCCAGTGACCGTCGAAGACCGCATTGAAGACATGCGGGTGATGCGCGACGTGCAGATCACGGGTGAGCTGACTTTCACCACGCCGCTGTCGCACGCCTATCCCTTGGGCTCCTATGTGTCGAGCGCCTTGATGCTGGGTAACCTGCGCGCTCGGGTGTCACTCAAGTTCGACCAGGCCAGCTGGAACGGCACCACCTGGCTGGATGTGCTCGAAGGCGATGCGGCTGTAGGAACCTACGACGACACGACCGCGCCCATCGTAGTGACCAATGCCGGCGCAGCCAACATGCGCTGGGCCATCCATTTTCAGAGCAACAACACCAGCTTTCGGGTGGTGGGTGAGCACGTGGGCGTGATTGCGACCGGCTCAATTGGCGAGGACTGCGCGCCAGTCAACCCAGTCACCGGACAGCCGTACTTTTTGCTGCCTGCTTTGGGTTGGGGTTCTGGTTGGGCGGCAGGAAACGTCTTCCGCTTCAACACCGTGGCCGCGCAGCGCGGCGTGTGGGTTGCGCGCACAACCCAACAAGGCCCCGAGACCTATGTCGATGACGACTTCGAGCTGCTCATCCGTGGCGACGTCAACCGCCCCTGAACCAAGGAAACACCATGCCCGCTACCAGCGTTAAATATTTTGATTGGACGATGATCGGTGCGCCGATCCTCAATGCCGGCGCCAGCTCCGGCCTGGGCGTTCTGGACGCCTGCCTGGCTGACGGGTTTGGCCTGCAGTCGGCCACCTCGGTGGTGGTCTCGGGCGGCGTGGCCACCGCCACGTTTGCCACGACACCCTCCAACCGGCGCGGCACCGTGGCCCTGGTCGCGGGCGCCACACCCGCCGTGCTCAATGGCGAGCAGCGTGTGACCGCCTCCGGGGCCAATACGATCTCTTGGGCCACCACGGCGCCCGATGGCGCGGCCACTGGCACTATCACCGTGAAGGTGGCGCCGCTGGGCTGGGCGAAGGCCTTCACGGGCACCAACCTGCGCTGCTACAGGAGTACCGACCCGGCTGGCACTGGGTGCTATCTACGCGTGTCCGACCCGGCTGGGGACACGATGCGGCTGACTGCCTACACCGCCATGACCGCCGTCAGCACGGGCACCGGCCCATTCCCCACCGCCGCCCAGGTGTCTGGTGGTGTGGGTTGGGGCAAGACCTATGTGGCGGTTGTTGGCAGCGACCCGCGCCCGTGGTACGTCGTGGGTGATGAACGGTCTTTCTATTTTTGCAACGTGCCGAATTTCTCGGGCGCGATGTTCTTCGGTGACATCCTGCCCAATAAATCCGGCGATGCCTATGCTTGTTTTTTGACAGGCGCCACATCGGGAGCGGGCCCTCAGTACACAGCGCTCAACATGGATGGCACTGTTCTGCTGGGTGACGGTCAACATGGATGGCTGGCGCGCAGCGATACCGGTTTGGGTACTTCTCGCCCAGGTGGCAAGTTGCACGGAGCTTCGCTAACGTCAGCAGTATGGGCGGGCTCGTCTCAATGGGCGGCGGTCTACCCGAACCGCGCTGACCACAGCTTGCGCACCTCCCCCATGGTTGTCTATTCGGACGCGTGTTACCGGGGGCGCTTACCTGGGTTGCATCTACCTGCGATGGATTGCGCTGGATACTTCACGCGCGGTGATGTGATCCCCGGCACAGATGATTTGGCTGGTCGGGAGCTGTGGGCGTACCGCCACGATGGAGCCAATAATCAGGACATCCAGGCGACCGTTTTCTTTGACATCACCGGGCCGTGGAGATAAGCCGTGGCGGCGCACAAATACTGGCGCCTTTATGTGGGCGCGAACACCGGCGGCACCAACCGCTATGTGCTGGGGGATGTCGAGCTGCGTGTCAATTCGGCGGGTGCGAACCTGGCCACAGTGGCCAACGGTTCGACCTCCGCATCGGCAGATGAGAACGGGCTCAATGGAGCCCGGGCCTTTGACGGGGCCATTGTCACTGGCACCAGTACCTGGGCGGGCGGTGCGGGTGACCCCACTCCCGCGTGGGCCTGGGTCGGCTTTGCTTTCACTGTGGGGCGTGACATCGGCCGTGTGAGCGTACGCAACAGCTCGGCGGCTGGAGATGCGGCTTTTCGGCCTACCTTGGCGGTGCTGAAGTACAGCGACGATGGGTTCCGCTGGGTGCCCTGGATCAACCTGGGCACGCTGCCCACCACCAACAGTACAACTACGGCTGTGGACTACTCGGCCGCGCCGGCCGAGACGTCCACCAAAGGTCTGCAGCTTGATGTGGCTCTGCGCGCGGTGGCGCCGTCCGGCGTGATGGGGGCAACGCTACTGCTTGCACCGCTGCAGCTGGCCCGTGATGTCGAGTTTGGTGGGGTTGGCTTTATCGAAGGCCACACGCTGGAGCAAATTAACGAAACTACCCAGGTGCCCGTGGCGCGCAAAGTGCGCCTGCACCGCGACCGCGACGGTCTGCTGGCCCGCGAGACATGGAGCCGCGCCAGTGATGGGTATTTCCGCTTCCCGTACCTTGACATGGATGTGACCTACACCGGGCTGACCTACGACCATTCGGGGAACTTCCGTGCAGTGGTGGCTGACCGTGTGGCACCGGAGCTGATGCCATGAGTCTGGACCTGGAAATCAGCCCGGCCGTGCGCCTGGCGCGCACCGAGGCCACGCTGGCCACCATGGATGCCGGCCTGGCGCACTGCCGCCTGTACGTCTATGGCACCTTGTGGCCAGGCTTCGCGGAGCCCGCTGGCGGCCCGTCGCTGGTGATGATCGAGCTGGCCAAGCCCAGCGGCACCATTGACGTGGACGGCTGGATCATGCTCGCGGCCGCTGCGCCGGACGGCTCCATGATCGACCTGGACGGTGAGGCCCGCTGGGCGCGCCTGGTCGCCGGCGACGGCACCATCGTGTTCGACTCGGCCGTATCCGACGCCCTGGGCATCGCCCGCATCAAACTGAGCCGCACCACCCTCTACGCGGGCGGGTATGTGCGCCTGCTGCCCAGCCGCATCCGGTAGCCCATGCTGGATCTCGTCTTCCGCCGCCCGGCCAGTACGGGCCAGCCCGTTGAGCTGGTGTTTGGTGGAGACGTGGGCACACCCAGCACTGACGTATCGCTGCTGGTCGACGTCGAGCTGCCCGGCCTTGAGCTGGAGATCTTCGCGGCGGAAACCGCCACGGCCAGCATGGAGATTGACCTGGGCGGGCTGGAGATCGAGCTGGCGGGCGTGTACGACTCGCGCACCGACCGGCCCATGGTGGGGCACACCGCCAGCGCCTGGCAGGTAGGCCAGCGCCGCCAGGCCAGTATGGGCGAAGACTGGAACACGTCACTTCGCATGCCGGCCTACGTCGAGTCGGGCTGGTCGACAGCGCTGCCCGTGCGTACAGAGGTGGAGCTGCAGATCCAGGATGGCGCCCGCCTGCAGGTGGAACGCGCCAGCGGCTGGGAGGTGGCCGATCGGCTCCATGCTGGCCCTTACCGCATTCGCTCTCAGGACACCCTGCGCAATGTGCGGCCGCTGATTGGCAGCGGTTGGCAGACCGGCGTGCCAAAGCGCGCTGGCCTGGTGATCCGCACCAAGGACGGTTTGCGCGATCGCCGCGCCAGCCTGGACAGCGCCTGGCAGACCGGCATGGCGCACCATGTGCACGTGCAGCACCACATGGGCAAGGGCCAGCCCCTGCAGGCGGGTTTCGAGAGTGGTCACCAGATCGCCATGCGGCCGCCGATCGGGCAGTACAAGCCCACGGTGCCGCCGCTGGAGAACCCGTGCTACGTGCCGCCGCCCGGGCGCCAGGTCGACCTGGTGTTCAAGACCCCATGGAGCGCCGGCACCGAGCTGGTGTTTGTTTGTGAGTGCACCGGGCCGGGGCCAGACCCCGAACCCGAGGCAGAGATTGTTATTCCGGTTCGGAGGTACTACGTGGTCGCTAATGAAGTTGTTTTACGCCGCGTCGACGGCAATATCGAGCTGCTCGCATATGCGTTCACGCTGTCGATCGACGCCGACAGCTGGACCTGGTCCTGGTCGGCCACCCTGCGCCGGGATGCGCTCCCGTACCTGGAGCCCGACAGCACCGGGCCGGTGGAGCTGGAGGCTGTGATCAACGGTGTGCCGTACCGTCTGATGGTCGAGAAGATCGGGCGGGATTCTCAGTTCGGCTCGGTGCGCATCCGCGTCAGCGGTCGGGGCCTGGCCGCTGTCCTCGCCGCCCCGCATGCGCCCACGCTGAACTTTGGCAACACGGCCCCCCGCACCGGTCAGCAGCTCATGGCCGACGTGCTCACGATCAACGGGGTATCCATCGGCTGGGAAGTGGACTGGGGCCTGGTGGACTGGTCGGTGCCGGCCGGGGCCTGGGCGATGCAGGGCAGCTATATCGACGCGATCGCGGACATAGCGGGCGCTGTCGGCGGCTATGTGCAGCCCCATGCCACCGCCAAGACGCTGCGTATCCTGCCCCGCTATCCCTATGTGCCCTGGGAGTGGGATGTGATCGCGCCCCATGTAGAGCTGCCTGCGGCCGCCGCGTCGGTGGAGTCCGTCGAATGGGTCGATATGCCGCCTTACAACGGGGTGTTTGTGGGTGGCATCAGCAAGGGCGTGCACGGGCCTTTCAAGCGCACCGGCACTGCTGGCGACGTGCTCGCACCCGCTGTCAACCATGCCCTGATCACCCATGCCAACGCCCATCGCCAGCGTGGCATCGCGGAGATCAGCAATGCCGGTCGCCAGGCGCACTATGAGATCAAAACCCAAGTTCACCCTAGCACCGGCCTGATCTTGCCCGGGCACTTCGTTCGCTACGTCAGCGACACCACGGTAACGGGCATCGTGCGCAGCACCAGGCTGGATTGGTCCCATCCAGTCATGCGCCAAACCATCGGAGTTGAGACCCATGTCATTGCGTAACCCCTACCGTGCTTTCCTGGACCTGATGCCCAAGCGGCCGCTGCAGGTCGGCACTGTCTCAGCCGTCGCCGGCGGCGTGGCCACCATCACGCTACCAGGCGGCGGCGTGCTGCAGGCCCGGGGCCAGGCGACCGCTGGCCAGCGGGTGTTTGTGCGGGATGGGGTGATCGAGGGCGAAGCGCCCGCCCTGACCTATGTGGAGGGTGAGGCATGA